TCAAATGACCAGTTTTTTCCATTCTTTTCCACGCGTGTCGTTGTAGTGATCGGTCATTACTTTACTGCTATGGCCCAACAAAATTTGTGTGTCGATACCTTGCTCCCTGAATATTCTTTCAGCCAAAGAACGTTGCTCATGGAAAGAAGGGGGAGCACCTTTGCTTGACCAGTCGTAGTCAACTGAGTCACGTGCTTTTCTGAACGCACCAGTTAGAGATGCCGGTTTTACCATTCCTCCTCTTTTGCCTTTCCCTTTGTCGTGGTGATGATGTAGTAAATACGGGCTAAGTATCCTGTCCCGGCATTGAGCGATTACATCTTCAAGAGATATGTTTATCTTGTTACAACGTAACTTTAAAGGTATCGCGATTTTGGCACCTGTTTTACTTTGTTCAACAAAGAGGTGACCATCCCTGACATCTGAAAATCTCATATTACAAATATCGGCCAACCGCTGTCCTGTGATGATGGCCAGCAGCATTCCTTTCTGCAGAAAATAATTATCTTTTTCGCCTGCCTGATAGATCATTAGCCATTCTTCGAACGTCAGTCGTTGTCTGGAGACACGGACCTGCGGTTTTTTTGTAGCGTCAGCTGGATTAAATCCTGCCGGTACTTCTCCTACCTGCTGTGCTTCTTTAAAAACATCCGACAGCACTTTGCGTACAATTTGTGCCATCCGTAGTTGGCCTTTATTCTTGTAGTCCTCGAGGATCCCAACTATATCCTTAACTGTTATGCTGTCGATTGACCGCATGCCAAGATGACTTTCGAAAACGTTAAGTGGGGCGTTTTTCTGCTTGAGCGTATTGAGTTTTATCTCTCCAGTTTCGTAACGCTGGTCCTGCAACTTTCGGTACCGAACAATCCATTCGCTTACCGTTGTAGAAAGCCCACATCGTTTATTAATTTCCTCTCTGATTTTAAAAGTGTGCCGCATTTGTCTTTCTGCGAGCCGGCTATTTGCTTCTACAGCTATTTCTTTAGCAACTTGCTCATCTGTTCCTAATCCATGAAATTTACCAGTTACAGGGTGCTTATACCTCCAGTACACCCTGTTGGTCCTCGAATCCAGGAAACATGACAATCCGGGAATGGTCACGTTGTGTTTTCGAGGTCTAGCCATCTTCTAAAATCCTTCTGAGTAATGGGTGATCTTGATTTTTAATTACTGGTTCTGTTGTGAGCCCAGTAAATCGTGCATTAGCCTCAACGCGCCAGCTTTTCCCTACACGGCAAGGCAAAGGAAAGATCATCCCGTTTTTAGCGTATTTGTTGAGTGTGGACTTGCTCGGAATCGGGTCACCGAACTCTGATCTCGCCCATTCAGAGAGTAAAATAAGTCTGGACATTTTCCCCCCAGAGTATGGCCCAGTGATGGGCCATTTAGTGAATATATGAAATCAGTTTGCGGTCAGACGTTGCCAGATTGCAGAGACGTATTTGACCTGATGCCTGGCGTCAGAAAGCGCATTGTGCATGTCGCCTTCAAACGGGATGTCGAAGCGCGGGTTGATACCGACAGATTTACCCAGTTCAACCATGGTCCTTACGTCCCTGTCATTCCAGAACGGAACAGCGAAGGGGGTCTCTGTTAATACATATGCGCGGCGGAGAATGACGTTATCAAACGAGCATCCATTACCCCACAGCTGAACAGTGTGACTACCGCTAGCAGCGTTTTCAGCGATAAAATCAGCCAGGAGTTCAAGGGATTCACGCAGCCCCATAGCTTCATCAACAAGAATGGCAGAGCGGGCTTCAGATGATTGTTTCAACCACCACTGAATCGTCGACGCATCCGGTTTCATGCCAAACGACATCGATGATTCAAGACTGACAACCCGATAAAACTCGGCACCAGTATTACCAGTTGAAGGATCAAAAAATACAGCGCCGATAGAGACTATTGGGGCATCAGGACCGTTGCCCATGGTTTCCATATCAACCATCAGGTGAGTATAGAAAGCGTTCAGGGGATCCGTTTCAATATGGTGAACGGGTTCATTATTCAGGGAAGCTGACGCGTCACCAGTTGCATCAGCGCTTTTAACTGGCGAAACTTCTGTTTCACCCTGAGACACTTCAGGATTAGCTTTGATTTCGTTGTTGCCAGTTTCTTCCATCTGCACATCGCTGGTGGTTTCCTCGGTATTGGCTTGTTGTAATTTTTCTTCGACGGCGCGCTGGCGTACCTGGTCTACGACAGAAAGCTCGGCTGCCGGCTGGTTACCCATCAGACCATCGATGGAGAACACGCCGTTGCCCATGTTGGCGATTTCTGGTTGTTCGGCAGATGCCGTCTGTTCAGCTGTGACTTTCTCGTTGATCTCGTTTTCCCAGCTTTTTTCTGGTACGTGACCGGCTGCCGCCAGGGTTTCTTCAGTTGGGTGCTGGTGGTCGGTTTCAGTCAGGTTTTTGTTGATGTAACGGCTCAGCAGTTCCGGGAAATGGTGAGCGTTTTCCTCTGCACTGCGAATAAGTGCGAAAATAGCGGCACGGGAATAATCCAGGATGCCAGCGCGTTTGCGCAGGGCGACGGACCACTCTTTGAACGGGCTTTCGTTTTTAGCAATGATCTCTTTTGCACGACGGAAAACGCCACCTGGGATATCGTAGATGTTGAAATCCATTGGAAGTGTGGCCAGCGCAATATCAATGTCCAGAGTGTCCAGCGTGTGGACAAGTTCCGGGTTGCGATCGGTCTTATTGCCTCCACCAGCGTTGGTTCCGGAATCAGTGCGCTGAATCTGCGATACACGATTGCCCTTACACCACTCTTTAACCAGCAATCCGCGGTCAATGTGTTCAGTACTGAACCAGGCCTTAAAGAACTGAATTACGGTAGACAGATCCACTCGTTTACCATCAACCGGGAAAATAGTTTTTAGCGCGCTGACAATTTTCCAGATATCGATCTCTGGCGCTTTCCTGAATGGTTCTACATTCTCGGCGGCAAGCAGCAGATTTTGCACGTAGCTGTTATCCACATCCAGCTCAAGTTCCTGAATGGTTTTCTTCTGTTCAGTATCAATATGGTAAGCATATTCATCAGAAATAAACTGAGCCAAAAGGCGCTGGCGTAGCGGGAGAGTCGCAACGGTAACGAGTTCTGGCGTTACAGGTGGAACGGTGGGCTCATCACCCACAATTCGTGCTTTATTATTGTTAACCCACTCCTGCACGGTTTGAGTCCGCGCTTTCGGTTCCGCAATCCATTCGGTAATAAATTCCTCAAATGAAGCAATGGTATAGACCTGCTCACGATCGAAGACTTCTTTTAGTGCGTTTGCCAGGTTCCACTCGACATGAGTAGAAAGCTCTTTCGCCGCTGGCACATTTGCAACGGCTAGTAACAGGTTTTGTATATAGAGATCATTTTCGTCCAGTTCCATTTGCCCGATCTGGACGTGCCGCGCTTCACTGATTTCCTTCTCTTCACCGTCATTTAACAAGTGCGCAATCAGTCGCTGAGACAGGCGCAGGCGAGATATTGGGCGGAGCAACTCTTGTGCATCGCTGGTGGGTACATTGGCACTGGTAGTTTCAGGTTTTTGCTGGCTGCAAGTCTCCTTATTTTCATTATCAGGCTTCTGTTTCAGTTGCCACGTTTGCTGGTCTTCTGCCAGTTCGTAACGATCGCACCATGTGTCATCGAGTGTGCTTTCCTCAGGAAGATCGTCAACAACAAACCAGTTGGTGCGAACTGGTAATTGATAATCGGCACCACGACCGACGGCAATACCATTGTCTTCGAGAATATTGAGGATTTCGCGTTCTGCACGGGAATCTGATTTCGCAGAGAACCAGCAAAACAGGTTTTTTGCCTCAGTTGCTTTCGCTTTGGCTTTAATAAGATACGCATACGTTAACATTGCGTTCGGGCTCCGTAGGATTGTAAGATACCCGGCAGCTGATGATCGCCGCCTAAGGTAGTGGTTATTGGTCAAAACTCGTTCCGGAAAGCTTTGGTCGGCTGACCGGGTACTTAACCCGCCTTGCGCGGGTTTTGTGCTTTATGGGGTAGGGGATTTTCCCTGCGCCAGTTGTGCGACGGGGACCCACTCCAGAGCATTCAGCACGGGCTCAAATGAATCGGGCGTGTGAGTAACGGCCCGAACGACGTCAGCCACGCTGGGGTTTGCTTTGCTAAGATGGTACCCGCCACCGGCGCCACGCTGACTGGTAACAATTTCACTGCTGCGCAGCTTCGAGAAAATCTGCTCGAGGTAAGACACAGACAGCTTTGATTCCTTACTGATAGATGCGATGGAAACAGGGCTGCCGTTGTAAATCCTGTTGAGGATGGCAACGACCTGAACAGATGCCACCACACGTTTCATTCCAAACTCCATAGTCACTTCCTTACTGATGCTGGCAACAGCCATTGGTCAAACTCGTTATGAACGAACTGCAGTCTGTTGGTCGGCAGACGGGTCGCCCTTCTGTGCGAGCATGTAGCAAATTAGTCGAATGATTACTTCAATGCGATTTAGATGTACGGCCTGACACCGCACTGGTTTACGTGCGAAATCGATCATGGATTTATCCTCTTGCGTTGCCCTTGTCGCCAGGCTGGCGGAACGTTGAACCTGCTGCGTGTTAATGCCTGTCATCTCATCCGGTGATTCGTATGCCGCCGGCAGCTACTTCGTGGGCGTCCTGCCTTGATGACGTTTTTCAAACTGTGTTTATATTTAAACTCTAATTGTGTTTAAAAGTCAACACAACGTGTGTTTAAGGTGGTGTTGATGATAACGATATGGGAAAAGGGAAGGTAAAAGGCATAAAAAAACCAGCCAAGTAGGCTGGTTAGATTGTTAAAAATTTTAGCTTAGTCGTCAGTTGGCTTTAATCGTCCCCGAAGGTACTTCTCGACATACTCATCAATTTCTTTCAGCCGCAATTGAAAGGTATCGATCATTCTGTCTTGTTCAGACTCCGGCAACTGGTCAAAAAGAGTAATCAACTTACGATGTTTTGGCGTTAACCATGATTCGGCGTGATCATCACCAAACATTAGCTCAGCCGGGCTAATTCCGAGAGCTTTAGATATCGTTATAGCGTCATCAACGCCCACATTGCGGCGACCTGCTTCATAGTTCCCGATGCGTGACTGAGCCCACCCACATAACTCTGCGAGTTTAGATTGCGACATGTTTTTCTGTTCGCGTAGCTGCTTAAGTCTGGCGGCAATTGCAGTGTTTATATTCATTACTGATTTTTACCACGTTACGTGTTAACGCTCAAAGAACGTTTCGTCTTGACTATCTAACACATTGTGTGTTTAATTCAGCTAAACACTATATGTGAGGACAAGATGAACAACATTGCCAAAGAACGGCAAGCGCTCGGTTTAACTCAAGAGCAATTAGCCAAATTATTCGGGTGGCGTCAGTCAAGGCTCTCAAATTATGAGAACGGAACACGTCAGCCTGGCTTACCGGAATGCAGATTGATTGTGGAGAAGCTTAACGAGTTAGGGCGCACCTGCTCTCTTGATAGTGTATTTCCGCCACAAAGCGAGGTCTGAAAGATGCAATCAGTAGCTTATACCCATAATAAACCACGAGTAGCCGCTGCGGTGAAATCGCAAAATCAATTTAAACCCCAGTGCCGTGACAGCATCCACCACCGTGTCATATTGGCCGCCGTTCGTGAATGGGAATCGACATTACCAGGACAGGCACAGGAACGGATCGCTCAGCTGGTGGCTGAAGAGTGGGCCAAGGCAGATGGCCGCGGAATTGCTGTTAATAAGCAGAATTTATTCCGATATCTGAAAAACGAAGGGGGGTCAGAAAAGTATACGGCTTACGTTATGCAGCTGTCAGGCTCAATCATTGCTGCTATGCCAGTTCAGATTGCCAGGAAGCACGGGCTAAGTAATGCGAGCACAGAAGCGGAGTTGGTGGCAAGCGCTATCAAAGAGTGCAGTGAGGCACATCAGGCGAAATTAATCGGCGCTCCGTTACAGAAACTGGAGAAGGAAATTCGTGAGGCGGCAATCGCGTTGTTCAACATGTTACCTGCTGACGCGGCGGGACCACTACTGGCGAGCATAAGCGCCGTAGCGCCGCAATTGTTTTAATCGAGTTTTGACCAATGACCATTATTACTGCAACTCGCGGGGTGAAGTATGCCTAATCCTTTGGCTAAGGCCATGCCTAAGAGTAAGGCTAGTAACGAGCCTTACCGTAAGGTGAAGATCACCATGTGGGATGATCCTAAGTTTCGAGCCTTATCATCACTCCCGCCAAGTGGGCAGAGTCTGTTTATTTACCTGCTTACAGGTCCATTCACAGGGATTATTCCCGGGCTGTATAAGGCGGGAAGGGCGGCTATGGCCGAAGAATTAAACTGGGATGTTGAAGCCTTCGACTTAGCCTTAGGTGAAGCCATAGCGTTAGGTATGGTGGAAGCCGATCTTAAAGCCAGAGTTTTTTGGTTGCCTAATGCGGTGAAGCATAACCCGCCAGCATCAGTAAACGTGATCAAATCCTGGGCAAGATCGTTTGAATTACTGCCTGAATGTTCACTGAAAGATAAAGCATATGAAGCTCTCAAAGCCGCTTGCTACGGGGTTTCTGACGCTATGGGGATGGCTTTTGATAAGGCTTTCGCCTTGCCTAAGGATAAGGCTAAGTCTTTGGCTAAACCTTTGCCATCAGGTATCCAGAAAGCAGTTAGCAGTAAACAGATCTTAAACCCCTCTCTTAACGCGGGTGCGATGAAAAATTCGAATGGGGAGGAACTGCCATCCCCGGCCATGCCCCGATACCTGGACGGTGTTGATGAACCGATCGGGAAATTCAGCATGGCAGATAGCTGGCTTCCCTCCAGAGACTTCCGACAGCGCGCCGCATCGTGGGGTATCTCCCTACCTGAACCAGATTACCTTCTGACTGAACTCGCAGAATTCACCGCGTATTGGGAGTCGGAAGGGAAAGTTTTTACTCAAATCCAGTGGGAACAAAAATTTGCCCGACATGTAGCCCGGGTGAGAACGCAGGTTAAACCAGAAACCGGAGGTAACAGTCATGTGGGAGCAGGATCAGAACCAACAGCATCCCGGGCAGTCCAGCAAATTCAGTCAGCACACGCAGAGTGGCGCCGCAGGAATGGACTTGATGGCGACGGAAACAGCCTGGCGACTGTGGCAGGTCATGGGGGAGGTGTATTCGAACCGATGGACCCAGAAGAACGGTGCGGAGCCTTCGCCTATCTGGATAGCCCAGATAGGTTCGATGACTGAACCTCAAATTCGGCTGGTCTGTCAGCAGTGCATGGAGCGCTGCGCGATGGGAAATACATGGCCGCCTGACCTGGCTGAGTTTGTTTCTCTGGTTTCAGAGAGTGGAGCGAATCCATTCGGACTGACGTCGGAGCAGGTTATGGCGGAGTACCGGCGCTGGCGCAATGAGTCATATCGGTATTCAGGTAGCGATAAATATCCATGGCCTCAGCCTGTGCTTTATCACATCTGCATCGAAATGCGCAGAACGGGCGTAGAACGACAAATGACAGAGGGGGAGATGAAACGACTGGCGGAAAAGTTACTTACGAAGTGGTCGAAGCATGTTGGTAATGGACTAAGTGTCCCACCAATTCGACGTCAACTGGCGGCGCCGCACCATCCGGCGGGACCAACGCCAGCGCAAATACTGATGGAAGAATACAAACGCCGCAAAGCGGCAGGTTTAATTACCTAAAACGAGTATTGACCAATGACCATAGAAATCTCTCAGAAAGATCGGGTAGCGATAGTTGTGCGCCATACCCCGAACTGCGTATTACGTGATGTGTGTGAAGCGCTGGATATTCCATCCGGTACCGCAGGTAAGTTTCTGCGCGCGTTGACTGTTAGCGGCACAGTCCTGCGTACTCACAACGGAACTCAGTATGTTTATAACATCGCTCCGGATGCAGAAATACCTGACGTAAAACTGCCCTTCATGGAAGAGAAAAGCGATCCGGTTGAAACGCAATTAGCGGAGAAACTGGCGAAAGACCTTAAGTCCCGGGGACTCTGGCGGCGCGCGGCAAAGGTATATACCGACATGTTAGACATTGCCCGCAGTTCAGCTGAAGTGGCACGTATAGCGCAGCAACGTAATGAATGCCTGCGTATGGCCCGGAGATGATCAGCATGCCAAGACCAAATACACCAGAAGAGCAGGCGGCACTTATCCGGGTGATCATCGAAGAGGTAAAAATCCGCGGTCGTTTAACCGTTAGCGAGGCATCACAGATGTTGTCGCTGCATCGTCAGACTGCTGAGAAGTATTTCCGCGTAGCAGCCGAACGCGGCGAACTCATTCGTTACGGTCGTCTTGGTTTGTTCAGGGACCAGAAGGCTGTGATTGATTTCGATCTCCAGCGTTTTTCATACGGTTCTAGTAAGCCTGCGATTGAATTACCAGCCGATTTTCGGGGAAGCGCGGTTATGCGCCGGGTTATAGATATCGTAGGGAGAATGCCAGTATGACAATCGACAAACAGGCGCTGCGTCAATTAGCAACTGATGCGCACGAGCTGGGCATCATCAAGCGTTACACGAAAGGCATCGAGGCCAATAAGAGATTCGTTGCCATCGCCACTCCTTTGACCGTGCTGGCGCTGCTGGATGCGATGGAAGTCGCAGAGAATTGCATAGCAGAACACCACAAGGTGCTAAACAGCCTTGCAGCTGTAGCCCGTCGCTACCTGCCTGATTATGACGAACATCCTGAAATTCAGGCCGCTGACGAATTACTCGAGAGCACCGCTGGCCTTGGCGTGAAGGGGGAGTGAGATGGCAGAGCAAACAATTTTGGACGTGTGTTGCGGCTCCCGCATGTTCTGGTTCAACAAGCAGGACACCCGCACCGTGTTTGCTGATATTCGCGCCGAAGAGCACGAGCTGTGCGACGGTCGCCGCCTGGTTATCAGTCCCGACCTGATTGCCGACTTTCGTTCACTGCCGTTCGCTGATTCTTCTTTTCCGGTTGTAGTGTTTGACCCACCGCACCTCGAGCGCGTGGGCCAGTCTGCCTGGATGGGTAAAAAATACGGGCGACTGAACAAAATAACGTGGCGCTCTGACTTACGCTCCGGTTTCAAAGAAGCGTTTCGTGTGTTGCGGCCACACGGCGTTCTCATATTCAAATGGAACGAGACGCAGATCCCGGTTAGCCAGATTCTGGCGCTTACAGATGTAAAACCTGCAATTGGTCAACGTACTGGGAAAAACGACAAAACCCACTGGATTATTTTTGTGAAGGACTAACTCATGACAACTAACAACCACCCGGCGAACGGTCTTGTATCACTCGATCGCCTGCACCAGATACGCGAAACACTCAGCAAAGCAGCAGCACAAAGCGACGGCGGTAATCTCGGCTACGCAATGGCTGATGCTGTGAAAGTGATTGATGAGGTGCTGGAATTTCGCATATCCAGTAACAAACATTGCGGTTATGCGCGGGGTTATAGCTGTAGTGGAGAAGATGTCATTATGAATTCAGTATAAATGATAATGATTATTATTTGTTGATCTGTTGGAAGTTGAGGTGTACATTTTAACTGTATGTATATACACCTGTGTATGCATACAGTATTTTTATTGTTTATGATAAAAGGAGTTTATGATGGCTGATTATAAAGACATTGATCCAACAGAAAAAAACATTTTGGAGTCAATGGGTTATCACTGGAATGGTCACGGGTGGCAGCGTGCTTTACAGGGAAGTGGAGATGATATGATTGTAGAGGGATGGTCTGGGAGTCCTCCTAAGAGTCCGGACAACGTTACCCGCATTTGGGATCAGAAAATTGGGGAGATGAATAAACCTAAAAGTCCGTTTGATGAGGATGAAGATTTTATCGTACCAATGTCTGAGGGGATGAAAGGGATCTATCGCGAAGAGAGTGATAATAAGATCAAGTACGCAACCACTCTTGAGGCAGATCTCGAAAAAAAACTGCAACAGCTTAATCATGATGTTGCAACTTTTGAAAAGCAAGTTAATGAATTTTCTGGGCATGTTTCAGAATTTGAATTGGCGAAGATGCAGCTGGCTTTGAGTAAAGTCAAATATGAGCGTGATAATTCAGCCCTTCTGAAAACAGAAGCATCTAAAAGACGAGCACGTGAACAATACCTAAAACAAAATAATGAGCAATGGTTTCTGTCGCTGGAAAACCCCGGGCGTGTTAAGCAACAATTGAAAGTTGTCAGGGCTGAACTGAGCCGTTTGTTTGCTATTGATAAAGATATGGATATCAAAGTCGAACAGGCAAAAAAGGCACTCGCAGCAGCTAAAGAAGATGTGCAAAAAAAACAGAAAAAAGTCGATGAACTAAAATCTAAAGATGCAGAACAGATCAAAGATGCGCTTAAAGTTACTGCTGATTTTTATAATCAGCTAACCGGTAAGTTAGGTGAGCACTCTTCGAAAGTTGCAAAGGAACTGGCTGAGGCTTCAAGAGGTAAACAAATTAATGGAGTTGATGATGCTCTCAAATCCTTTGATAAATTCAGGAATAACCTGAATAAAAAATACAGTCTTAAAGATCGTCAGGCTATTTCTCATGCCCTGGAGTCAATTAATCGAGCTGAAATGGCCAAGAGTTTTGGTATCTATAGCAAAGCGTTCGGATTTGTGAGTAAGAGTCTCGACCGTCTGGACGTGGCAGTTGAATTACAGAAAGCCCTCACCACTGATAACTGGCGGCCATTCTTTGTGAAAATGGAGTCGCTTGCTGCGGGTAGGGTTGCATCTGCAGTAACTGCATGGACATTTGCTTTAATGGTCGGAACTCCTGTTGGTATCCTCGGTTTTGCAATTATAATGGCCGCTATGAGTGCCCTGGTAAATGACAGCTTTATGGAAGATATTAACAAGTTAATAGGTATCTAAGCATAATAGCCCTCTCATGATTTTGAGAGGGTTTTTACAGTTTTAATAATTAAAAAAAATAAACAAACTGGAATTGCCAGTATAAAGCAGAAAAATTCAAAAAGAACGACTAAACTACCACCTGTTGGATTGATAAAAAAGTCTCTCTGCCAAAATTCTTTCTTTGAAAACAAAAGGGCACTTCTTTGAATGATGTATTTAGAGAAAGGGAATAGTAGCGAATTAATAAATATTACCAGGAGCAGTTGGAAAGTCAGATTATTGTTAGGGTCGTTTATCCAGGAGTATAAAAAAACACCAATGACTATTACGCTCCATACACTATTTTTAAGATAGTACTTGAGTGTTATTCCTGAATTCATCGAGTTTTGCTCCTGTTATCAACGATTATCCGTCCGTGAGTAAGATACTAACAAGATTAAGGAAAAATTCAATAACGATAATCATTCTCATTGTCGATTGGGTGTGTTTATGTTCGTAAATAGAGGTGTTAAACGAATAACTTATTGATATATTGGGTTTTTATTATTGTTTGTGTCAATGTTCCCCCATCAGGCAACGCTTACCATTTTTACCATTTTGTGCTGTTAAAACGTTGATCATACTATCTTTTAAGTGTACTGTATATACATACAGTAAGTGCGATGGAGGCCATTATGAAAGTTGAATTAACCATTGATAGCATGAAAGAAATTCCTAAAAGCTCGGTATCTGTACTGGCGGAAGTGTTGCTGAAAAGGTTAGAGAATCATTATGAAAACTGCAGCCTTCGTGTGCTTCGCGCTGGTTCTGATGGATTGAGTATCCCAGGTTGTGAAAAGGAAGATAAAAATAAAACAGAGATCAGCCTCCAGGAGACCTCGGAAAGTGCTGACAATTGGTTTTATTAATTATTTTGGGTGTTGCTTTAATCCCGTTTGCATGGGGGAGTTTAAGTGAAAGAAAAAATAGAATTGCCCAAAAAAGGCTACGCAGTCATCAGATGTCACGATGGGGTCATCGTTGCCAGGCTGCATTCATTTCCTGAGTGTGAGCGCGCCCTGATGTACCGTCGCGGTAGCATGGTGTCATTTATGCCTCTTCAGGATGATGAAATTATTGGCACACCTACGTTGTTTACTCAGATGCTGGAAAGGGCTGGTTATCGCGTTACCCAGAATTCTGTTACACTCCCGTCATAGGCCTGAACAACCTATACCTGCTGCGCCACAGGAGAAAAGCCCATGGCGCAAGATCAATTCAAGCAATCCCACATACTGACGTTAACTAACGCCAGCGATTTTCTTTTTGCCGCATCCAGAGGTGCGTTATGAAGAAAAGCTGGTTTCAACATACTCAACTCACCACTGAGCAGGCTGACGAACTGGAAGCCCGCTATCGCGCAAAGCAGATTAAGACCGAACGTAGTCTGGATAATGACTTCATTCACTGGACGATCAGCGCGTTCTTGCCGGAAGTATCTAAGCCTCCTCGTCAGGACAGAACCTGGCAACAACGGATCTGGAGGTGATTGTGAAAGTCTACGATATTACCCCAATGGGCAAGCCCAGAATGACGCGCGCTGACAAATGGAAAAAGCGCCCCGAGGTTCTGCGTTACCGGGCTTTCTGTGATGAAGTGCGTCTGCAGGGTATTGAGCTTCCGGAAAGTGGCACGCATGTCACCTTCATCCTTCCGATGCCAGCGAGCTGGAGCAAAAAGAAACGGGCTGAGTTCAATGGTAAACCGCACCAGTCTAAGCCAGATTTTGACAACATGATGAAAGCCCTGATGGACGCTATTTACGAAAATGATGCTCATATATGGGATGCACGGCTATCAAAATTATGGGGTGAAACAGGGAGAATTATTATTGAGGAGCTAAAAGCATGACGCCACGCCAACGAAGACTACAGCAGTCAGCACTTGAAAAAGCAGCAGCTGCGCCGCGTAAAAGCTGGCTGGGTAAATGCATTCTTCTGACGGGGATTCAGTCCGGATGGATTAAATCCCTGCTCACTACATGGGGCGAGGGTGTGGGAGGTAAAACAGCACCTCGTATGCCGCGGGGCCATGCGTGCTGGAATGTGCTTAAGGGACGGAACTGGTCAGATAAGGCACTCGAGCGATTCACCGTTGCGTTAAATCAGGCTAGAGAAGAGGGATTCCGTGGTCAGCAGGCAATGAACAGAGCACATAGCATTCTCTGGCCCCAGTCACCCGCCAGTGTAATTGACGAGGCCCTGCATAATGACGATGTCGATTTTGTTGAGCAATGCGTGCTGCAGGCGCTGAATATAAACGATCCGGTTTATGTCGTTGGTCTTCAGTATTACACCACACGAAAAAAAATCTCAGACATAACCCGGGAACTACAGGCGATTGCGCCATGGTTAACTGGCGGGGAGGCGAGAAAGCGCGTGCGCTGGTGCCTGGAAATATTCAGAGCAAAGGTCTTTTTGGAAGCACGCAAACAATTATCTGAATAGACTCAATGAACCTTTTTTTAGCTATTAGTGCTATTTTTTGATAGTGGAGTTGAAAACGGGCCAGAAAATCAGATAATCCATTCATGCTTGGCAGAGCTGCGCCACGATGGCAGCGACGAAAAGCGAACAATTTGAATATAACGAGAACCCCGCCAGCGCGGGGTTTTTGCTTTCCGGCGATACGACAGGGGTATTCGCGAGGTGTATTACACCAGTACCCCTGTCATATCGCCGAATGTTAATATTTTTGTGATTCTGGGAGGGGCAGGAGATACTGGTTTCTCTTCAACCGCGCACGCTTTCATCCTTCTAATTCATGATTCATAATGAGTCATAAATATTAGGGGGATAAAACATGTCATTTTCAGCTTTGAGTAGTGACGATTTCTATACTCGGTTGTATCAAGTTGTTAGACCATCACAGCCAATCGATGCTTCTGAGTTTCTGTTTGGTAGGGATCGTCAGTACGACGCCATGAAACAAGCTCTTTATGCCCCAGGTAGACATAGTTTTATTTTTGGTCACAGAGGGGTTGGCAAGTCATCCTTAGCACATTCAATTGCGTTTGATCTTCAAGAACAGACCGATCCTATTCTTTTAAGTTGTGATGAGAACACGACGATGGAATCCATAGTAGCAGATGCTCTACGTGAAGCTGGTGTCACTGGTGCCCATAAGAGTGAGTGGAGCGTGTCTGTTAGTCTCGGCGTCGGTGGAACCGGAATAAAATTTGACAAAAAAGGGACATCATCTCCTCAGGAGATAAAAATAGTTGATACGTCATCAGCCGTATTTGCTCTAGAGTACCTGCAAAAAATCCACTCTGATAAACCATTTATTATAATTGATGAATTTGACCGAATAGAAAATGCTAAAGAAAGGGAGAAGTTTGGAACCTTACTGAAGCAACTCGGAGATAAGCGGTCTAATGTTAAATTTATCTTCACTGGCATTGCAGAGTCATATGATGAATTACTTATGGGGCATGCTTCAAGCTCAAGGCAAATACATGAGCTTAAACTTGATCCTCTGCATTACTCAGGTTGCTTTGCAATTATTGATAGAGCATTTAGCGAGTTTGGCCTAGTTGTTCCTGAAGACTTAAGAATTCGTATTGCAGGAATTAGTGATGGATACCCCCACTATGTACATCTGATATGTGAAAAAATGCTTGTGCTGGCATATGAGAGAAATTTAGAAACCATTACTAATGGCCTCTATCTGGATGGACTGAATGAAGCCGTAACTTCAGTAGCTCAATCGCTCCGAGGTCCGTACGAAAAAGCTACATTAGCTAGAGATCGTCATTATTCTTACATTTTATGGGCGGTGGCCGATTCAAGGGATTTACAACGAACTATTTGGGATATTAAAGCATCCTACGAAAGCGTGATAGATCAAGTGTCATGGAGGAAAAAGGAAGATATTTCTCTATTAGGGGATGATGCTTTTTCTCGGATTCTAAGAAACTTTAAGTCCATAGACTTTGGGGAAGTTGTTGTACCAGCTTTTGATGGAAAGCGAAGAGGGTGGTATACATTTAAAGAAAATATGCTCCGTGGCTATATCCGCATGTGTGCTGAGGCAAACAGGGTCAAATTAGATTTTGAAAAACACTTTACAGCAGAACCTACTGCACAGGCTCGCATTGGAGTACGCTCTCGGAAGACGGTATCGCAAATCGAAGAAGAAATTGAGAGAGAACAGCGTAATTACATGCCAAATGATGAACTGTAAAAATATTTGGAATAATTTCTACGAGATAAAACTTTCAGTTCTGCGATCTAAATATTAAACCTCACCTCAATGAGGTTTTTTTATTTCAGGTTCCGGGAATAAACCTAACTCTCACTTTTACATAAGAACCCGCATCCTGACCATTACTCCCTTCATTATTTTTTCTGAGATGAGTCACAACAATAGGTGAGTAAAATACCTTTTGTAGTTTTGAACGTTATGTTCTAAAAACTGAAGCCACAAGGTTGCCGCTTAATTCAACATGTAGAATATCTAACGCCAACCGTAAAGTCGAAGGTATATACTGCAGTGTAACTAGGACTGATGGATACGAATATGAAAGAGGGCTATTACTGGATTCAACATTGTGGATTTGTACAGGTAGCGTACTACACGAATGACACTGTTGATGATCTGGAATCGGGTAAAACAATCACAGGTGTCTGGCATCTGACAAGAGGAGACGACATTTGTCACAATGGCGAAGCAGCAGTTCTCATGGGACCACTACAATCGCCTGATGCGGGTCTGCATATAAACAGACCCGCATTAGACAATCAAAAATGATGCCAATTGTCAGCTTTTACTAAGCTTAAGGCCTGTCCGGCGTCACCTGTTTTTCTTAGTTGTCTTAGCTGCGCCATAAATTTGTAGCCTTGGTGTTGGCTATTGCTTCCCGAGGGGAGCAATAGCTTGGCTTTTACATCGCTTCCAATGGCTAAGCTTCGTGCAATCGCACAGCTTTGAGAAATCTGTAAAGACTGAGTTGCTGTCAATTTTTTTGCATCGTCTGCTGTCATCCCATGCTTCATTCTCAGTTGGTCAATGTCCGCAAGTAATTCTGCGTAATTCACATCTACTGAATAGACGGCACACATGTCCTCTCCTTTGTAGACAGCATTTCTTTGTGCCAGATATATGGCGTAACCAATATTGTCAGTTAAGTAAACAAAACCATCGGTTGTGCTTACATCGTCACCTTCATAAAAGGGGCGAGCAACCAGGTGTGCAATCGTCCCACTATTTTCTATTTCAGTTGAAAGGGAATGGATCGTGCCGTGAAAAAGTTGCATAAAATTTCCTTATTGTGATTGGCAGAGATCTTAAATCGGTCAGTCTCAAAAATTATTTAGTAATTAATCTATTGCAGGTTCTTTACTCCTTAGAAGGGTATCGTATAAGCGCCTGCATCTGGAGCCATTACCCTCATTTCTGAGAGGACACACATAAATTAAGAGGGGGCTAAATGTCAGATCCGATTTCCGGTACTGGACTGGCTGGTGGTGTTCTGACGGGGGGGCTGTGCTTATTGGATGCAATGAATCGCGAAGCCTAGGGTGCTTGTAGAAAGTGCTGTAGTGTGTTATTGGTGGTTACTTAATAAACAACTTAATCAAAGAACCCAAACAGCAGATTAATAGATTAATATGGACTTTCCCCTGGGAGGTAGTTGGTTATGGAAAACAATGAAAGCGTCTACGACTTCTATGAGAGTAACTTCGACGAGGCAAACCGCTTTAAGGTAAATCAGTTGGAATTTATCCGCTCTCAGGAGATTATTAAGCGATTTTTAACGCCTTCCCCTATGCTTATCGCTGATATCGCCGGCGCAAATGGTTTTTATTCATTCTGGCTGGCAGAGAAAGGGCATCATGTACATCTGTTGGACCTTTCCAGCAAACATATTGAGCAGGCCAGACAGCGCGGACAACAAAGTGCTTTCAAGTTGCAATCGTACACCTGCGGTGATGCGCGAAAACTGCCATGGGATGGTAACACTTTTGACATGGTGATGCTGATGGGGGCTCTGTATCACCTGCTGGAAAGCGTTGACAGGATGCAATGCATTGAGGAGTGTCTTCGTGTTCTGAAACCCGGCGGCGTAGCTATTTTTACATATATATCGAGGTCAGCATCGCTGGTGGATGGATATAAATACCAGTTTATAAATGACCCGGTGTTTCAACGTATAGTGGAAACCGATCTGCTGACGGGAAACCATGAAAACCCTTATGACACCCCAAATTATTTCACTACTGCTTTTTTTCATACCCCGTCATTAATTATGCAGGAGCTTCAGCAAACAGGGTTTCAGGATATCAGACTGTTCGCTGTAGAGGGGTTTGCCAGCATCATTGACACGGATGAGATAATGCAGGTAGAGGACAAAAAGGCCCTTTTGCTGAAGTATCTGCGCTTAACTGAGGAATTTCCTGAATTGCAGGGTATTTCGTCGCATCTGCTGGCTGTCGCAAGAAAAGCCTAAGTCCGTTAGAATCGCCAATATTAATCACATTTACTTTGAGGCTGCCAACTGGCGGCCTTTTTTATTCCCCTCATTCCTGAGAGGACTCACAGCAATTTAGAGGGGGCTAAATGACCGATCCAATTTCCGGTACTGGGGTGGCTGGTGGTGTCCTGACGGGGGCCAGTGTCTATGGACTGTTAACCTGAACCGATTACGGTGTGGTGTTTGGCGCATTTATCCGGGTAGCCCGTTCACGGGTCATAAGTAACGAAGTGTGATGTATATGTAAGATCGTATGCGCCTGTTAGGACGCAACTGGAAACAGAGCCTTATAGGCGTATCAGAAAAACCTCCGGCTATGCCGGAGGATATTTAAATAATTTCACCAGTCTTATAACCAAATTTCTCAAGTTTTAGCCTGGCTTCTTCTGCAATCTGCCATGATGAATTAACGGCTACCCAGATATTAGAATGTGTTTCTGGCTGATTCAGGGTTAAAGAATCTATGAAAACTTGAATCGGGTTTATAAATCCCTCTCTTTTTGTGCTCTCCAAAACAGAGTTAAGACTGTTGCTGATACTTTTACAGGCTTCTGTTAGTGCTGCAATATCCGCATCAAAACTGGATAAGTACACTCTGAATCGTTCATTTTTCCCATTATTCACGATCTATCCTTTTTCATTGGTTGCTAGAACCAAGTAGTAGATCAGGAATTGAATTGGAGAGCAAGCTACTGTAATTGGCTAGTCTAACCTTGCTCGATGGAAAAATTATCAAACATCATTTTTAGGTTACCAAAGTGGCCTTTTTCATTTCAGGCTCACGGGAATCATCCGCTACGTGCTTTGTTGATAGATCCAGCCCGTGAAGCCTGACCCTTTAATCACACACAGCGCCATCCGAAGAATCGGAGGTGAGGCTATGACCAGAATGAGCACCATATACAGCAGACTTTCATATGGAACAGGAACCACGCTGACCGGCTGCGGTGTATCAGCGAAGGCATATGCCGAAACAGCCAAAACAGCAAAAGAGGTGTCCTGGATGTTGGCCGACAGAATTGCAGGGTTAAGCCTGAGCGACTGGGCAATTATTGTCGGTATCGCATGCACTGTTATCACCTGCGCAGTGAACTGGTATTACAGGAAAAAGGAAAGGGAGGACCGGCTTAATGGCAATGTCACCAAAGCTGAAGAATAAACTGAGCGCAGCGGTCGTTGGGTTAATTCTTGCCGGGGCTTCCGCACCCGTGATTCTCGATCAATTTCTGGATGAGAAAGAGGGTAACAGCCTGACGGCGTATCGCGACGGTGGCGGACTCTGGACCATTTGCCGTGGCGCCACGATGGTTGATGGTAAGCCAGTAGTTCAGGGCATGAAGCTGTCTGCTGAGAAATGCGCCCGGGTGAACGCCATAGAACGCGACAAGGCGCTGGCGTGGGTTGAGCGAAACATTAAAGTTCCGTTGAGTGAGCCGCAGAAAGCGGGGATTGCATCTTTTTGTCCGTATAACATCGGCCCCGGAAAATGTTTTCCGTCCACGTTCTACAAGCGAATAAACGCAGGTGACCGTAAAGGAGCCTGTGAAGCTATTCGCTGGTGGATTAAAGACGGTGGCCGCGATTGCCGTATCCGTTCCAACAACTGCTACGGGCAGGTATCCCGTCGTGACCAGGAAAGCGCATTGACGTGCTGGGGGATAGACCAGTGAGCATACGCTATCAGTTTATTGCCATTTCGATGCTGGTGGCCGTTGCGTTCATTGCAGGGAATGAATGGAGTAACCGTGGTTGGGAAAAGAAGTGGGCGGAACGTGACAGCGCGGAATCATCGCAAACAGCGAACGCGCAGACCGCCGCCCGCATGATTGAACAAGGGCGCATAATTGCCCGCGATGAGGCTGTAAAAGATGCACAAGCACAAGCCGCTAAATCTGCTGCCACTGCTGCTGGCCTGTCTGTCACTGTTAACCAGCTGCGTACCGAAGCAACAAAGCTTGCCACCCGCCTGGACGCCGCAAAGCACACCGCAGATCTTGCCACTGCCGTCAGAAGCAAAACAGCCGGAGCCGACGCCGCAGTGCTCGCCGACATGCTCGGACGCCTTGCAGAAGAAGCTCGATATTATGCTGAGCGATCTGACGAACGCTACCGGGCAGGAATGACGTGTGAGCGCATTTACGACTCAGTGAGGCAGTCAAACAACAACAAGGTTAGAAGATGAACGCAGAAAACCTAAGTGAAGCGTATTACCTCAATAACGATATAAAAGAACTACAACTTCAGAAAAGCATACTGGAAAGTGGTGCCGGACTTGGTGTGACAATCCAGTCTACCTATCAGGATAACGCCTTTCTTGATGCCATACGCCCGCATGCAGTGGCTGAACTTGATCGCCGTATTGTGGAGAAGAAAAAAAACCTCTCCACTCTGGGTGTTACATTCTCTTAAATGAGAACAACAATAAAAGGTTATGTCTGCTTTGCCACATTCTGAGAGTATGAGTTTTATTTGGTAGTCAATCAGTTACTTTATTGGTTTGCTTTCCGATGGAAGATAGATGTTTCCACAGAAGGGGCAAATTAACGTTATATTGTTTTTTATTCTCGACAGACTGTGCTTTGACTGGCGGGAGCAATGAGGACAAGTACTTTTCACATGGCGTAAAGTACGCATCTTGATATCTTTGAGTATCGACATGTTGATTGTCCTGGTGGGCGGTTAACAACCATACACCACATGTTGGCTAATAGCTTCTTTTATAACCGTTACGATGTAGTCGTTAGCCATAATCAATCAAGCCTCGCAATAGCGGGGCTTTTTAACAACTGAGGAATGAGCATTACAGTAGTTCTTACAGCTAAGCAGATTGAAGACCTGGCTGCCTTCGCAAAAAAAAGTTGGCCAGCCACAATACACCATCACTACCGGAACAATCCCTGAGTTCGAAGCGGATGATGGCGAGGTTATCCCTGAGTACACCGGGCTGATTGCCTATTCCAAGTCGCTAGAGCATAGCGTTCTACAGCTCGATAACTAACGAATCAACAAAACTTTCCATCCGCCATGACACCGCAATGCTCGTAGACATGCCAGGAGGCCTGACAGAAGAAGCTCGATACCATGCTGAACGCGCTGATGAAAACTACCGGGCAGGAATGACATGTGAGCGGAATTATGATTCCGTAAAAATACTAACAATGAACCGTAGAGGAAAAATAATAGCTCTATAAATTAAGATGTTGACGGTTTTCGTGGATAAATTTGTGAATTTTTACTATGAAGGAAATACGACTCTTCCTTGAGTCAAAATCCCTGACAACTTAGGGTGATAGATAAAGGTCTTACGCAGCATGACATAATTTTCGATTTAAGCTATTTAAATTAATTTTTATGATCAAAACCCACTGAGATTTACTTACAAAACTAAACCTTGCTATGTTTGGTTAATCATGCGTTAATGAATGTCTGGTTTGTAACGAATTTATCTGAAGCAGTCGCTGTAATAATTTTATTCCTTGTTCCTGTTGAGATTTCCTTGTTAGCTTTTCTCTCTGATAATTTTTTTTCGGACCATTCTGCCCAAGGGCTTACTCAATAAAGGTAATGTTTATGTCTAATAAAATGACTGGTTTAGTTAAATGGTTTAATCCTGAAAAAGGTTTTGGTTTTATCACTCCAAAAGATGGTAGTAAAGATGTGTTTGTTCACTTCTCTGCTATCCAGAGTAATGATTTCAAGACGCTGAATGAGAGTCAGGAAGTTGAATTTAGTGTTGAACAGGGACCTAAAGGCCCCACGGCAGTTAATGTCGTGGCTGTATAAGGTAACTGTTATTACTAATAATATTCACTTCAGATGTCCGTGTTGCCATGGATCTCAGTACCGAACGTCAAACTTTGATGTTACGGAAAAAAATCCTTTCGGAGCAAAATGTATTTTTTGCAAATCAACAATGATTACATTTGATAATATTGCACTGTACATTCGTTCTGGTCAGTCTTCGTTAGAATTCAGAAAATAAATTTCAGGCTCCTTATGGAGCTTTTTTTGTATGCTGAACCGACAATCTCTGTAAGAGACATCACGGTATAATTATGAAAAAAGTCATTGTTTTTTTTAATGCAGAACCTGCAGTTGTTGTAACCGTAATGAAAGGTATTACTACGATAATGCGTGAGTTTCCCAATGGAGAAAAAGCACACCTACCCGTGATGTCAGCGGGATTTCCATCTCTGACAGGAGACCATAAAATAGTTTATGTAGCCTCTGATCGTGATGTCAGTTCAGAAGAGATCCTCGAGGCAGCCTCGAAGCTTTTGAAATGAGATCTGGTTGTTTCGTGACCGACCCGGATTTTAGTACAGTGGTTTGTGTGGTCGCGAGCTCTTTTGCATGAAGATTGTACTGCAAACTATTGATAATTGAGTCTTTCTATTCTATCTTTTAAACATATCAGCGCTTATACAAGTGCTCTACGGGGAATGTAACATGCTTGGCGTTGATACGTTAGAGATCAAGAGAGGTAAACAATGAACGTCGAAGATTTAAAAAGAAAAACTGAAGCGGATATTTCTGAATTCATCACAAAAAAAATTATTGAACTCAAAAAAAAGACAGGAAAAGAAGTTTCCGATATCCAGTTTAATGCTCGTGAAAAAATGACTGGGCTTGAAAGCTATGATATTAAAATCACATTAATCTAATTGTTATAAGACTCAGTTCGAGTGAAAAAGCATTATCTTGAAAGGTAATGCTTTTTTATTTCTGTCATAAAATTTAGAACGTTGTCAAAGCCTTCACTTCTAACCATAGATTTTCTGCTTACCTTTTAACGGGGCCTCCTTGATGATTCTGACCATCGAGGGGCAGCAGTGGCGCGGGATTTGGAGCATTTTTGATTCTTCACGCAACCATTTCAGCATTTGATGCTGATGACGGAACACTATCCCCGAATACACTGGGTTAGTTGCATTCTCTGATTCAAAAGAACACGGTGTGCTTCAACTTGACTGAGCAGGAATTACAGCAGACATTCACTGAGTGCCTGCTGTAATGTTAAACATTAAAACTTGTATTTATTTCTTATCGTTACAATCAGGGATCATCCTCAAAAGAGTGTTATCTTTCTGGACGTAGTGATGGAATAACGCTGCACCAGCATGCGCTGCGATTAAAAAATATCCGATGTTTGCCAGTGTTTCGTGAGTATCTTTGATAAGTGATTTTGTTTCCCCGTCAGGAGTAACGAACGATGCAACGTTAAAATCTAAGAAACTCCAGTCCTTTCCACCGTAAGCCATAATTGCAATACCTAATAATGGTTGAGCCAAAAAAGAAATGTACAGCAGGATATGCATTATTTTAGCAGCCATCATCTGCCAGGCTGGTTGGGGGGGAGTGATAGCTGGATCATGATACTTATGTTTAATAATTAATCGTATTATCATTAAAAACCAGACAAACACCCCAACATTGTAATGTGTTTCTTTCATGAGAAGGTAGGTGTTACTGCCTTTGGGAAACCAGCCACGAAGCTCCATAGCTGCATAGGTTATCGCTATTAATATCAGGGTTAGCCAGTGTAAGCGAATCTGAAGTTTTGAGAATTTGACCATTATTCTTGCCTCAAACGGTGTATTACATCGACCATAAATCATGAAGCTTAACAAATCCTTATTTTTGTTGAGAGATTAAGAGTTTGTTATTCCAGCGATCTCACTTGAATGTTTTGATAATAATTCTCATTTTTATTTCTTTCTGATAATCCTTGATGTTACGGGGCAAGAACCGCGTAGATTCTCGCTATTTATGAGAACTTTCAATCAACTACAGGTTCATTTTTACTTTCCGCCTATTACACAATTTGTATCCAACAAACAGGACTATGCCGATGCCAGCACGTGCTAAACGCCCATGCCGACACAAAGGGTGTGCGGCAATCACCAACGATGTCAGCGGATATTGTGACCAACACCGAAAGCAGCATGCTGGTGACGGCTGGCGGAATTATCAGTCAGGAAAGAGCAGAAAAGAACGTGGATATGGGCGGCTCTGGGAAATTAAACGAGCGCGTATCCTTCAGCGTGATAAATACCTGTGTCAGAACCATCGCCGGCAGAAGATAGCGAAGAAAGCTACCAGCGTTGACCACATCATTCCAAAAGCTCATGGCGGTACTGATGATGATGCCAATCTGGAGTCGTTGTGCTGGGAATGCCACAGAGCAAAGACAGCAAGAGATCGTATTCGATGAGTTATGCCCATTACATATACTGTGGGCAAAGTGGCTATTTTTCGAATTCCTGTTCGCACAATGCAAGCAGTTGTAGCCGCCGCAATCTGAATTGCTATTTCATCTCGATTAAAGCAGACGCATGTCTGGGGGAGGGGGGATCAAATCCCTGACCCCTTTCGTACTTCAGGACTGCATCCTGAAGGCCATTTTTGCACGTCATAAATAAGGATCTTTTTTCCGGTAGGTTTCACCTATTAAAAGAGGAGTTATGGCTGGTGGAATTCGATCGTCTGGAGGGGGGAGAAAACCCATCTTACCCGCCGGACAAAAAAGTAAATTAACCCGAATTGCACCTCCTACAGAGTTAATGGGGGAGGCTGCTATCAGAATGTGGAAGACTCAAAGCAAAATCCTGATCGAAAGAGGCGTATTTGAACTTGAAGATGCCCCCTTACTTTTAGCCTACTGCAATGCCTTCCATCTTATGCTTGAAGCTGAAAAATTACTGGCTTCAGGGCTGACAACTGAAAGTGAAATGGGAGGATTAAAAAAACATCCTGCAGTTAACGTCCGAAATGATTCAGTTTCCCAGATTGCCCGTCTGGGCTCACTTCTGGGGTTAGATCCGCTCAGCCGTATCAGAATGACCAGTGGCAGAAATGCTCCTGACGATGACGGGAATGAATTTGATGAGTTTGACTGATGGCTACATATCCGAACGTCAATGCAGCGAACCAGTATGCAAGAGATGTTGTTGGCGGGAAGATCCTTGCTTGTCAGTTAACTGTGCTTGCCTGTCAACGACACCTTGATGATTTGGAACGTGCGAAGGATCCTGACTGGCCTTACCGGTTTGATAAAAACAAGGCCGAGCGATTTTTGCGCTTTGCTCAGAAGATGCCTCATACGGCCGGTGAATGGGCCAGGAATAAACTACGCATAGAATTTGAGCCCTGGCAAAAGTTTGCTCTTGGTGTGCCATTTGGTTGGGTTAATAGGAAGTCCGGATTCCGCCGTTTTTCTGAAATATATATTGAGGTTCCTAGGAAAAATGGGAAGTCCGCAATTGCAGCTGCCGTTGGTAATTATATGTTTTGCGCTGATGGGGAACATGGTGCAGAAGTGTACTGTGGCGCCACTACAGAAAAACAGGCCTGGAAAGTCTTCTCTCCCGCTCTACAAATGGTAAAAAAACTCCCTGCATTGCGACAAAAATACTCAGTCAAACCCTGGGCGAAGAAAATGACCCGTCCGGATGGCGCTGTTTTTGCGCCAGTCATCGGCGATCCTGGTGACGGCGATTCCCCTTCATGTGCAATTATTGATGAATACCACGAGCACCAAACAGATGCTCTTTATACGACTATGACAACAGGAATGGGGGCAAGGGAACAACCTATCACTCTGATCATTACAACTGCGGGTTATGACATTACTTCTCCGTGTTATGAGAAACGTGCGCAGGTGGTGGAAATTCTACGCCGGAATCGGGTGGGAGAAGAAAATGAAACGATTTTCGGTATTATTTACGGTCTTGATGATGATGACGACTGGACAAAACATGAAGCATTAATCAAAGCAAATCCAAACTTTGGCATTTCCGTAAAAGAACACTTCCTGCGCGCCAAACAATTGCTTGGAATATCTAACCCCAGCCAGACGAACAAAATTCTTACCAAGCATTTTAACCGGTGGGTAAGTGCCAAGACGGTTTTCTATGATCTGCAAAAATGGATGGCTGCAGCGGACAATAGTCTCAAGTTGTCTGATTTCGCCGATGAAGATTGCTGGTTGGGGATAGACCTTGCGTCTAAGGTTGACCTGAATGCGGTCGTACCAGTATTCAGACGGGAAGTGGATGGTATTACGCATTTCTACTGTGTCAGTCCGATGTTCTGGGTGCCTGAAGATACGGTTTACTCACCAGATCCCACATTGAAAACCACTTCTGACCGCTATCAGTCATTTGTTAAACAAGAGGTTCTGATACCGACAGAAGGTGCGGAAGTGGACTATCGGCTTATTTTTGAGTCAATCCTTCAATTACGTCAGCGTGTAAAAATCATTCAGTGTCCTATTGATCCTTACGGTGCAACATCATTACGACACATGCTTGAAGAGGAGGGGCTGGAGCCAGTTGAGATCAGGCAAAACTTCACCAATATGAGTGACCCAATGCGTGAAATCGAGGCCGCGCTGGCATCAGGAGGTTTTCATCATGACGGTAACCCTATCATGAACTGGTGCATCCAGAATGTCATCGGGCGTTATTTGCCTGGAAGCGATGATATTGTCCGCCCCGGCAAGGAGGGTAAGCAAAATAAAATTGATGGTGCTGTAGGATTACTTATGGGGATCGGACGGGCCATGCTGAACAGTACAGTAAGTAAATCGGCTTATGATGAGGAAGATATTACATGTTAATCACAGTCCTGAGTTTTATTATCGGCCTCGTTGGTGTCGGCTTATTGTCGACCGGCGCCTGGCTTATTTCACCCTCCGTCGGATTTATTACCGGCGGCTTAATTTGCCTGCTGTGGTCGTTTTTAATTGCGAGATCCATATCTACAGGATTTCACAAACCAGGGGGTGAGTAATGTTTATCCCCCAGATGTTTCGGGGTAAATCGCGATCAGGTGGTGGATTCTGGGAAACCATGCTGGGAGGTGTGAGTTCGAGTCAGAGTAAGGCTGGGATATTCATAACTCCTGAAACTGCGATGGCATTATCAGCTGTACGGGCATGTGTAACTCTTCTGGCTGAATCCGTAGCGCAACTGCCGTGTGAGCTTTACAGACGAGGTGCTAACGGAGCCCGTAAGCGAGCTACTGACCACCCCGTTTATGATCTTGTACATTCCCAGCCTAATAAAAAGGACACCTCTTTCGAGTATTTTGAGCAACAACAGGGCTTGTTAGGGCTGGAGGGCAATTGCTACTCGATCATCGACAGGGACGGGAAAGGGTATCCACGCGAATTAATCCCGGTAAACCCCAAAAAGGTCATCGTCCTGAAAGGGCCTGACGGGATGCCCTATTATGAACTCCCCGAAATTGGCGAAACGTTGCCAATGCGCATGATGCATCATGTGAAAGTATTTTCGCTCGATGGCTATATCGGCAGTTCTCCAATCCAGACAAATGCTGATGTACTTGGGTTAAACCTGGCTGTGGAAGAACATGCTGCTCAGGTTTTTCGTCGAGGTACGACGATGAGCGGTGTTATTGAGCGTCCAAAAGAAGCTGCGACAATCAAAAACCAGGATGCAATAGACAGACTGCTGGCAAAGTGGACGGACAGATATTCCGGCGTCAGGAACGCCTTCTCTGTTGCATTGCTTCAGGAAGGGATGAGCTACAAGCAGTTATCTCAGGACAATGAGAAAGCGCAGCTGTTGCAGTCCCGTCAGTGGGGCGTGGAGGAAGTGTGCCGACTCTATAAAATCCCGCCTCATATGGTGCAGATGCTGGCGAAAGCCACGAATAACAACATTGAGCACCAGGGGCTGCAGTTTGTGATGTACACGCTGTTGGCCTGGCTGAAGCGTCATGAAGGCGCATTAATGCGCGATCTGCTTTTACCCAGCGAGCGCGGTGATCTGTACATTGAATTCAATGTTTCTGGCCTGCTGCGCGGGGATCAGAAGTCACGCTATGAATCTTATGCACTAGGCCGCCAGTGGGGCTGGTTATCGGTTAACGACATTCGCCGCATGGAGAACCTTCCACCCATCGCCGGAGGGGACAAATACCTGACGCCTCTGAATATGGTCGACAGTAAACAAATCTTACCTGGCGATAACACGCCAACAGCAAAACAACTGGCAGAAATCAACTCTATTCTGTCCAGAAACTGAATATCACCCGCAGCGCGGGCTGACCTGGTAAACATCATGACAAAAAATTTAATTAATCTGCCGCACCTGGCGGCTATGGTCTTTGGTGTTCCACATTACGTGACACGACAGACAATGGATTCTGTAAAAGCTGTGCTGGTTCCCCGTATTCAGGGATTATCAGAAGAGGCTGGAATTCACATGACGCAGGAGCCTGATAACAATCAGGCGCCAGATTTGGTTCAACCAGCTGGTGGAATGGCTGTTATTCCTGTTCACGGCATTCTGGTTCCGCGTCGTGGGCAAATTACTGCAATGTGTTCTGAACTTACCAGCTATGAGCGCATACGTAGCCAGGTGCATGCTGCATTAAATGACCCTTCCATCAGTGAAATTGTGCTGGATATAAATTCTGGTGGTGGTGCGGCGGTTGGATGCAAGGAACTGGCCGATTATATTTTCCAGTCACGTCAAACTAAGCCTATTACTGCAATTGTGAACTATAGCGCCTATTCTGCGGCTTACTTTATCGCTTCGGCCTGCAGCAAAATTGTAGTCAGCCAGACCAGTGGAGTAGGCTCGATTGGAGTGATTATGGAACACCTGGATACTTCCAGGATGGAAGAGCAAATGGGGCTAACATTCACCACGATTTTTCGGGGAGATAACAAAAATAACGGTACACAACATGAGCCACTGAGTGAAGACGCTCGGGGAATGTTCCAGAGGATGATTGACGATATGTACGAGACGTTTATCACCTCTGTAGCGGAATACCGGAATCTTGCCCCTCAGACGGTGATTAACACGCAGGCCGGAATCTATTTCGGCGCTGATTCCATTTCTGCTGGTCTTGCCGATGAAGTTTCGGATCCTCAGTCTGCGATTAATGCCATTGCAGCAAAGTACAAACAACCTCAAGAAACCACTTCCATAAAGTTGCAGGCCGCCGCGATGGACCTGCAAACCAGAATGTGACCCGGCGCTAATGCGTCATTACCAGAAAGCAGCCTGTTGGCTGCTTTTTTTATGCCAAAAAGAGAGAAAACTATGCCACAGATTGAAGAATTACGTCGTCAGCGTGCGGGTATTAATGAACAGGTACAGGCCCTGGCCACGATTGAAACTACCGGTGGAACGCTGACAGCGGAGCAGTTAACCGAATTTGCCAGCCTGCAGCAGCAGTTTACAGATATCAGTGCCAAAATGGAGCGTCTGGAAGCAGCTGAACGTGCTGCAGCGCTTGTTGCCAAACCGGTTAAAGGTACACAACAGGCTCCGGGTATCAGCATTAAGGCTGAGCCAAAGCAATATACCGGCGCAGGCATGACCCGTCTGGTGATGTCGATTGCGGCAGCACAGGGTAACGTCCAGGATGCTGCTAAATTTGCAGCTGAAGAACTGAATGACCAGTCTGTCTCGATGGCCATCAACACTGCCGCCGCGTCAGGTGGCGTTCTTATTCCGCAAAACCTGCACAGCGAGGTGATCGAACTGCTGCGCGATCGCACCATCGTCCGTAAGCTGGGCGCGCGCTCCATTCCGCTGCCGAACGGCAATATGGCGCTGCCGCGTCTGGCCGGTGGTGCGACGGCGAGCTACACCGGGGAAGGCAAGGATGCGAAAACATCAGAAGCGCGCTTCGATGATGTGAAACTCACTGCGAAAACCATGATTGCAATGGTGCCTATCTCCAACCAACTGATTGGTCGTGCTGGCTACAACGTGGAGCATCTGGTCCTGCAGGATATTCTGACCGCGATTTCTGTTCGTGAAGATAAAGCCTTTATGCGCGATGACGGTACCGGTGATACGCCTGTCGGTATGAAAGCGCGGGCAACTGAGTGGAACCGCCTGCTGCCGTGGGAAGCTGCTGCAGAGGTTAATCTGCAGACGATTGATACCTATCTCGACAACATTATCCTGATGGCTATGGACGGGAACAGCAACATGATCAGCTGCGGCTGGGGCATGTCGAACCGTACCTACATGAAACTGTTCGGTCTGCGCGACGGTAACGGTAACAAGGTCTACCCGGAAATGGCCCAGGGGATGTTGAAGGGATTTCAGATTCAGCGTACCAGCGCTATCCCGGCAAACCTCGGTGACGCTGGCAAAGAGTCGGAAATTTACTTCGCTGACTTTAATGATGTGGTTATCGGTGAAGACGGCAACATGAAGGTGTCGTTCTCACAGGAAGCCTCCTACCAGGACGGGGACGGCAATCTGGTTTCCGCGTTCTCCCGTAACCAGTCGTTGATCCGCGTGGTGACGGAGCACGATATCGGCTTCCGTCATCCGGAAGGTCTTGTACTCGGGACAAAAGTGCTGTTTTAACCGGTCCTGCACTCTGTGCGACCACGGTCGCACAGAGTAAAAGCACGTAATTGCCAGGCCCGCAGCAGCGGGTTTTTTCTTTTCAGGAGCAAAAAGATGACAACGAAAGCAGCAAAAGCAGCGGCAGCGGCGGCTGCAGCCGGGGATGTGAAAAAGCCGGATGAACTGACGCCGGAAAATACAGTGGACGGGGATGACGGTCAGAATACTGCAGCGGGTTCAGGTGATGCCGGAGTTGATCTGACCGGAAGTGAAACAAACGGGGCCACGGGCCTGACGGGAGTTGAAGTGGCGCGGAAAGCGGTTTTTTTCCTGGGACCCTATCATCGTTATTCACGCGGTGATACGGCCTGTTTTGATGCTGAGTACGCAGAAAAACTGGTTGAACGCCATATTGCGGTATGGCCAGAAGATGCGGAAAAGGCGCTGAGTCCCCGCAAGGGAGCCGATGACCATGATACTGACATTGGATGATGTGAAAACCCAGCTCCGTCTGGAGCCGGATTTCACAGAGCATGACGGCATGCTCACTAAAATGGTGGCGGCGGCGCAAAAGAGTATTGAACGTGACTACTACTGCAAACTGGTGGGAAGCGATGACGAACTGCAGGCGCTGCCGGAAGGTGTACGCGGTTTTGTGGCGGATGAAGATATCCAACTGGCCATGCAGTACCTGGTCGGGGATGCGTATCTGAATGGTTTCACTGGTCAGTGGCTGGAGACGGCTGCGGTCCGGCATCTTCTTTTCCCGTTGCAGGAGAACACCGTATGAGCCTGAAGCCGGAAGAGATGAGCTGCCGTCTTTCGATTGGGTATATGCAATCCGGCCGAGGGCCGCTGGGTGAACATCTGCCGGAACAACTGGTCGCGACCGGGAAAGCCTGGGCGAAGCGCGAACTGGTGTCGGGCAGAAAGGTCCGCACACTGGATCAACAGCAGGTTGTTGAAACGTGTCTTTTTACCACTCATCCGAACCTGAATATTGATATCGACTGGAAAATAACAACGTCTGACCGGGTTTATACCGTTCGTAACGTCGAACGTCTTGCGGACCGCATCATCATCACAGGGGAGGCAGACGCACGTCATGATCGAGCTGGCATTAAAGACAGCACTTGAACGCCTGACCGGGCTGGATGTTTACCCTTTGCTCCTGCCTGATGAACTGCAGGAGGGGATTACTTACCAGTGTATTTCCGATCCGGAGCTGTACGCCGGACTGCTGCGCACAGGCCTGATTGCGGGGCGCTTCCAGATAGCGATTCATCTGCTTAATGACTACACCCGTCTGTTACAACTGGATAAAAAAATCAGCGCGGAATGGACCGCTATCGTGCATGGCCAGCTGGAGGGTTTTCCCGTGCAGAATGTGGTCCGTGGTGGAATACAGCAGAGTAAAACGGTACTGACCAGCGGCAATATTCAGTACCGGCTCGTGCGGGATTTTACCTTTCACTACCGGGACGTCTCACCATGATCAGTATGGACGTAAAAGGGCTGGACGAGCTGGAGCGGAAGCTTACTGCGCTCGGTGGAAAGGTCGGCACGAAGGTGTTACGTGATGCAGGGCGTGAGGCGCTGAAAGTGGTGGAAGAAGACATGAAACAACATGCCGGTTTCGACGATGCGTCCTCTGCAGAGCATATGCGTGATTCCATCAAAATTCGCTCTTCCATCCGGAAAGGTCGCGGAAATACGGTGGTCACCCTTCGGGTTGGCCCCAGCAAAAAGCATTACATGAAAGCGCTGGCCCAGGAGTTCGGGACGGTTAAACAAGTTGCCGATCCGTTCATCCGTCCGGCACTGGATTACAACGTCCAGAAGGTTCTGCGCATTCTGACCGTAGAAATCCGCAATGGCATTCAGAACAGGTAGCAACCGCTGCCCACTATTTAAGAGAGAATCATTATGGCTGATGAAAATAACACGCCAAAATCATCCCCTGAGTACGCAATGCTTCCTGCCGGGACGGTGGTGAAGTTTGGGGAGGTAGGAGCCGCTGTAGCGGCGTTGAAACCGCTGATTAACTGCAAGGCGCTGGGCGCGACAGGTCAGACGGGAGGATTTGTCGACTGTACCACCCTGCTGGACAAGAGTAAGCAGTCGGTGTCAGACCTGCCGGAAGGGCCGGAGAAATCGCTGGGCTTCATTGACGACCCGGAAAACGAAGATTTCACCGCATTCCTCAATGCAGCGGAACAGCGTAAGACCGTTCAGTTTTATATTGAGCTGCCGAACAAACGAACGGCCTCAATGATCCTTGCGCTTTCAGGCTGGCAGATGAACGAAATCACCGCCCCTGCCAGTGAAGTTATCCAGATTACGGTGCAGGGTAAGCAAAACAACATTAAATGGGGGATCGCCGCCCCGGCGCCAGATGCCGGAGCGTAATCCGTTTCCCGTTACACACCGCCTCCGGGCGGTTTTTTTTCGTCTGAAAAACAGGATACACCATGTCTGAATTTAGCCTCTCCGCACTGAAAAATGCACTGCTCAAAACGAAATCCACGCCTACTGAAACTGAAATTTTAGGCACAAAGGTTTACCTGCGTCGGCTGACGGCGGCTGAGCTTATTGATCATGAAGATGCACTCATCGAGGCGCAGACCTCTGGCAATGCCCGCATGGCGTCTGAACTGAGCGTACAGATTGTTATCGACAGCCTGGTTCAGCCTGACGGCTCGCCGATTAAAGCCAAAGACAAACCTACGGCGAAGGAGCTGCTGGCGGCACACGATAACGTTGTGCTTCTGGATGCCATCGACAAAGTGAAAAAGCACGCCATCGGTAAGCTGGAAACCGCCGAAAAAAACTGAGTGACTCGCCCTGGCTGGAGCTGATTTTCTGGCTGGCCGACCGCTGGGGCGAGCCTGACCCGTCAAAAATTGCGGCGCTTCCGGCTGACACGCTTTTCCACTGGCGTGCTTTCTTCCTCAAACAGGGCATTTTCAAAAAGCCTTCGCCAGAAGGTTCTGACAATAACCCGCCCCCTGTTAAATCCACCACCGCCGCCGTGAATCCGAGTCTGGATGCGCAGTGTGCGGCAGTCATGAAGGTATTAATGTAATGGGTGACGTTGCCTCTCTTGCCGTTGGGCTGCATCTGAATGCAGCGAACTTTAAATCGCAGCTGATGAGCGCCTACGGCAGCGCTGAGAGTCAGTCACGCCAGTTTAACCGCAATGCCCGGGCTGATGCGAAAAAGACGGAGGATGCCTATAAGCGTGTTTCTGCTTCGGTATCAGGGCTGGCTGGCAGGCTGGCAGGTTTTGCCGGGGCGGGGTTATCGCTGGGCACCATTATCAGCACCACGCGGCAGTACAGCCAGTCGTTGTCGGATTTGCAGGCCATCACCGGTGCCACCAGTGCGCAGATGAAACTGTACGATCAGGCGGCGCAGGAAATGGGCCGCACAACGGAATACAGCGCATCACAGGCCGCCGAGGCCATTAAACTGATGGCTTCGGCAAAGCCTGAACTGCTGAGTACCTCTGCGGGGCTGACTGCGGCGACCAAAAGCGCGTTAACGCTGGCCCAGGCGGCAGGGACGACGCTTCCGGATGCCACCCGAACGCTGGCCCTGTCATTAAACCAGTTTGGGGCGGGAGCCAGTGAAGCCGACCGGTATATCAACGTGCTGGCTGCTGGCGCGAAATTTGGCTCGTCGGAGATAGCCGATACTGCTGCCGCGATTAAAAATGGCGGGGTGGCAGCGGCACAGGCTGGCGTGGGTTTTGAAACCCTCAATGCCGCCATACAGGTACTGGCAGAGCGCGAAGTGAAAGGCGGCGAAGCCGGGACCGCACTGCGCAACGTGATCCTGAATCTGGAGAAAGGAACGGACAAGACCCTGAAGCCTTCTGTTGCCGGGCTGAGCCAGGCGCTGGAGAATCTGGCCGGGAAAAACCTGTCAACAAAACAGGCCGTAAAGCTGTTCGGGGTGGAAAACCTCAGCGCAGCATCCATCCTGGTGCAGAACCGCGAGAAGGTGGAGTCGCTGACCGCCGCCCTGACCGGTACGCAAACCGCGCATGAGCAGGCCGAAATCAGGGTAAATAACCTGAACGGCGATCTTCTCAGCCTGACTTCGGCTTTTGAAGGTCTGATTATTAAGGTAGGACAGAGCGGAAACGGCCCGCTGCGCAGTGGTGTTCAGACCGTTACCGATGCCATTAATGGCCTGACGGATAATTTTAATACGGTCGCCAACGTTGCGCTGTATACGCTGATTCCTGTTCTGGCGACAAAACTGACGGCAGGTATCAGGGGGAACATCGGTGCCTGGGTTGAGCAGCAGCAGGCAGTCAGGGCCAGCGCGATGGCGCAGGCCGATATGGCGCGAAAAACGCTGGAAAGTACCGCTGCCACGCTGACGCAGAATAATGCAGAATTCGGGCGTTATCGGGAAATGGAGAAAAGCGCCAGGCAATTTGGCCTTAACGTGAGTTACCAGAGCGAGTTTAACCGCTTAATTCGCCAGGAAACCGAGCAGACACTGCTCTCCACCCAGGCAAAGAGCCAGCTGAATGCAGCCAATAAACAGCTTTCCGTTTCAGCCCGCGCAGCCTCTGCAGCGGTAGGTATGGCCAGAGGGGCGCTGGCACTGGTGGGCGGTCCTGTGGGCGCAGCGATGCTGGCCGGTTCGGCGCTGCTCTATTTCCATAATCAGGCGAAGAACGCCCGCCAGTCGGCGATTGACCTGAAAAATGCTGTTGTTGAAACGAATGAAGAACTCAAAAAACTGTCGCTTAACCAGCTCAACGTGAAGCAACTGGACATTGATGAAAAGTTTGAGAATCAGGTTATTCAGCGAAATAAACTGATTAAGCAAATTCAGGATGCAGACAGCCGTATCGATGTTCTTAGTGGCGTTGACATTTTTGGTCAACTTAAAGGCGTACAGAACGATAAAACCCGCTACAAAGGGGATCTGGATGCCGTTGAGCAGGGGTTAAAACTCCTCAAAGAACGGCAAAAAATTGTCAAAGAGGCCATAGAACAGGCTAAATCAGGGAAAACCGATCCCACGCCGAAGCCGGATAAACCAGGGAATGAAACAGGGAGCGATAAACCTGATACCCCCTGGACCGGGGAAGGCGGTGATACTGGTAAGGGGAAAAAGGCGAAGGTTAACCAGTATGAGCAACTGCGGCGTGAAATCGAAGCAGCACATGCCTCGAGTCTCGGACGTATCAACCTGCAGGAGCAGGAAAGCGCCAGAAAACTCCTTAAAGCCGCCCGTGCAGACGGGGCCAGCGAGGCCGATATTCAGAAGACTTTGCTGCTGAATGCTGAAAACTATCAGAAACAGCGCCTCGAACTGGCAGAACAGTATGCGCCAGCCAGAGCAACTCTTACGAAAGAGCGTGAAGCGAGCCAGGATCTGAAGTCGCTCCTGAATGCCCGTCTTCTGGATGAAAAGGAATACCAGACGGCGAGAATCACGCTGGCTCAAAGTACGGTGCGTGAACTGTTACAGGCACAGGCAGCGGCAATGTCTGCCCCTCTGATTGATATCGCCGGGACGGTTGATCCGCTGGCAGAACTGCGTAATCAACTGACTGAGCGTCAGTCACTGCTGCAGGCGTTTTACCAGAATGATGCGATCAACAAAGAGCAGTACGAACTGCTGAAGCAAAAGGCGGATAAAGATTCCGCTGATGCGCAGTACCAGACGGCGGTCGAGCTGTATAAGTCGCAGGGGAATCTGAACAGTCTCGCAATCGGTCTGATGGAAACCACCCAGGAGCGAACCTCCAACATGCTGACCGGCATGCTGAACGGTACACAGACACTCCGGGACGGGATGATTGGGTTATTTTCCTCCCTGACACAGTCGGTGATTAAAAACCTTGTCGATATGGCAGCGCAGGCGCTGATCACCAACACCATCCTGAAATCCATCATGGGTATCGGCGGCAGTCTTTTTGGCGGTGCAGCCACCGCGAGCACCGGCACGGCCATCAGCAGTTTTGGCAGCAGTTTTAGTTTTAATGCGAAGGGCGGTGTTTATGACTCACCTTCATTAAGTGCCTACAGCAACGGCATCTATGACAGCCCGACCCTGTTTGCTTTTGCAAAGGGGGCTGGCGTGTTTGGTGAGGCTGGTCCGGAAGCCATTATGCCTCTGGCGAAAACGACTGACGGTACGCTGGGTGTCAGGGCGCTGGGTGACCCTGGTTCTTCTGGTGGTGGTACGAATGGGGGAATTGCTTATTCACCTGTGTATCACATTGCCATTCAGAATGACGGGCAAAACGGGGAGATAGGGCCGCAGGCATCGCAGATGCTGGTCAAAATGATCGATACGCGTGTCATGAGTATCCTGAGAACTCAGGGACGTGATGGCGGCATGCTGGCGGGAGGATAAGTGAAAACCTTTCATTGGGCACCCAGGGAGGGGATGCAGTCTTCTGTTTCCCCTTCGGTGACAACCATAAAATTTGGGGATGGCTATGAGCAACGTCGCCCGACCGGACTCAACCATCAGTTAATTAACTTCCAGCCTGTTTTCCGTATAACGTCGGACAATTCCCGCACCGCACTTGAAGCATTTCTGGCCGAGCACGGAGGATATAAAGCCTTTCTGTGGCGACCGCCAAAATACAACTGCACGATAAAAGTTGTCTGCCGGGAGTGGTCTGTTACGGACAACGTCACGTATTCCGATTTCAGCTGTAAATTTGAGCAGGTCATTGCTTAAGGATCCTTATGCAAGATATTCCTCAGAATACCCTCAACGAAACCACGAAAACCGAACAGTCGGCCCGCATTGATTTGTGGGAAATCGACCTGACGGCCTTTGGTGGCCAGCGCTACTATTTTTCAAATGAACTGAACGAGAAGGGCGAGCCGGTCACCTGGCAGGGCCGGAAGTATGACGTTTACCCGATACAGGGAACCGGGTTCGACCTGGTAGGGAAAGGAACATCTGCCCGCCCGACGCTGGCAGTGTCGAACCTGTTTGGCATGGTTACGGGACTTGCGGCAGATATGCAGAGCCTCGTCGGGGCCACGGTGGTAAGGCATGTTGTGTATGCCCGTTTTCTCGATGCAGTGAACTTTACAGGCGGCAACCCGGAAGCCGATCCGGAACAGGAAGTGGTCAGCCGCTGGGTGATTGAACAGTTGTCGGAGCTGAAATCCACCACGGCGACCTTTGTGCTGGCCACACCGACCGAAACGGACGGCAGCGTGTTTCCGGCGCGGATCATGCTGGCTGATGTCTGCAATTGGACCTACCGTTCTGAGGAGTGTGGCTATGCCGGTCCGCCTGTGGCGGATGAGTTTGACAAGCCCGCGGCAGACCCGGCAAAAGATGCCTGCAGCAAATGCCGTACCGGCTGCGAGCTGCGTAATAACCTGCCGCGCATCGGCTGTTTCCTCTCCATTAACCGTCTTTCCTGATGGATACACCCATGAAAAAAACACTCCTGGCGCATGCTGCAGCATGCGCGCCGGCTGAATCGTGCGGCTATGTGGTGAACACGTCTGCCGGGGAGCGGTATTTTCCCTGCCAGAATCTTTCCGCTGAACCGACAATGTATTTTCGCATGGATCCGGCTGATTACCTTCAGGCGCAGGCGGCAGGCGATATGGTGGCCCTGGTACACAGCCATCCCGATGGCCTGCCATTTCTCAGCGATGTTGATCGCCGCCTGCAGGTTCAGAGTGGCCTGCCGTGGTGGCTGGTCTGCGATGACCGGATATACAAATTTCGTTGCATGCCGTTCCTCACCGGACGGGCATTTGAGCATGGCGTGACGGACTGTTACACCCTGTTCCGCGATGCGTACCATCTGGCCGGTATTGAGATGCCGGATTTTGCGCGGAAGGAGGACTGGTGGACGCAGGGGGATAATCTGTATCTGGATAATCTGGAGGCGACCGGCTTTTACCGGGTGAATGCCGCAGAGGCACAGCCCGGAGACATTCTGATTTGTTGTTTTGGTTCATCGGTTGCCAATCATGCTGCGATTTACTGCGGCGATGGCGAGCTGCTGCACCATATTCCTGATCAGCTCAGTAAACGCGAGAGGTATACCGACAAATGGCAACGCCGCACACACTCGATATGGCGACACCGGGCATGGCACGAGTTTGCCTTCACGGGGATTTACAACGATTTGGCCGCCGCTTCAGCCTCAGTATAAAAACGGGGGCCGAGGCCATTTACGCGCTGGCCATGCAGGTTCCGGGCTTCCGGCAGAAAATGAATGATGGCTGGTATCAGATACGCATTGCAGGCCTAGATGTGAATGAAACCAGCCTGTCAGCCCGTCTGCACGAGCCGCTGCCGCACGGTGCCATTATTCATATTGTCCCACGCATGGCTGGGGCTAAATCCGGTGGTCTGTTCCAGGTGGTGCTGGGAGCAGTGGCAATAGCCGCGTCCTTTTTTACAGCAGGGGCTTCACTGGCAGCCTGGGGAGCAGCGTTATCTGCCGGTGCTATTTCGGCATCCTCGGTTCTGTTTTCTATGGGGGCGGCCATGATGCTGGGTGGTGTGGCGCAGATGCTGACGCCGCAGGCAAAAATCCCCTCGTCCCGGCAGACCGATAACGGCAAACAGAACACCTGGTTTTCGTCGCTGGACAACATGATGGCACAGGGTAATGCCCTGCCGGTGTTATACGGTGAAATGCTGGTCGGATCCCGCACGATCTCCCAGGAAATCAGCACACGGGATGAAGGTGGCGGGGGCAGGTGGTGATCATCGGTCGCTGACTTACTGCAGCATATTTGTATTTACACAGAACCGCCTCCGGGCGGTTCTGTCGTTTCAGAGGGAACAGATTATGGGTAAGGGTGGTGGCAGCAGTAAAACACCGCATGAGGCTCCTGACGACCTGAAATCCAGTCAGATACTGACGGTAGTTGATGCCATCTGCGAGGGGCCGATTGAAGGTCCTGTGGACGGGCTGAAGAGTGTCAGAATTAACAAAACGCCGGTCCTCGACAGCGACGGTAACGCGATGGTTCATGGTGTCACCGTGGTTTACCGCGTGGGGGAGGATGAGCAAACCGCGATGGAGGGGTTCGAAGACTCCGGCGCTGAAACCCTGCTGGGTGTGGAGGTGAAGAAGTCAGAGCCGGTAACCCGCACGATTACCACTAAAACGCTGGACCGTCTGCGCTTTACCTTTGGTGTGCAGTCGCTGGTCAGTACCAGTACCAAAGGCGATCGCAACCCGACCAGCGTACAGATGCAGATCCAGTTTCGCCGGGAAGGTAAGTGGCAGGTGGAACGGAATATCACCATTACAGGTAAAACGACCACGCAGTTTCTGGCATCTGTGGTGATTGATGATTTACCGCCCCGACCGTTTGAAGTCCGCATGCTACGCCTCACTGATGACAGTACGACAGACCTGCTGCAGAACAAAACGGTGTGGTCGGGCTATACCGAAATTATCGATGTGAAACAACGTTACCCGAATACCGCTGTTATCGGCGTAAAAGTGGACGCGGAGCAGTTTGGCAGCCAGCAGGTCACGCGAAACTATCTCTTGCGCGGGCGTATTGTGCCGGTGCCGTCAAATTACGACCCGTTAACGCGGACTTATACGGGACTCTGGGACGGGACGTTTAAACCCGCCTGGACAGATAATCCGGCCTGGTGTGTGCTGGATATGCTGACTCACCCGCGCTATGGCATGGGAAGCCGCATTGGTGTTGCCGATGTGGACAAGTGGGCGCTATATGCCATTGCACAGTACTGCGATCAGCCTGTCCCTGACGGTTTTGGCAGGACTGAGCCGCGTATCACCTGCAATGCGTATCTGACGGAGCAGCGTAAAGCGTGGGACGTGCTGGGGGACTTTTGTTCCCTGATGCGCTGCATGCCGGTCTGGAACGGCAGCGCCCTGACGTTTGTGCAGGACCGGCCCGCCGATAAAGTCTGGACCTATACACAAAGTAATGTGGTCATGCCCGCTGACGGTGCGCCGTTCATCTACAGCTTTAGCGCACTGAAAGAGCGCCACAATGCCGCCGAGGTCCGTTACACCGACCCGAATAACGGCTGGGAAACGTCCACCGAGCTGGTGGAAAACGATGCTGCCATCCGGCGCTACGGTCGCAACGTTCTGAAGATGGATGCGTTCGCCTGTACCAGCCGTGGGCAGGCGCACCGCGCCGGACTGTGGGCCATCACCACCGAATTGCTGGAAACACAGACGGTGGATTTTTCCGTAGGGGCTGAGGGGCTGCGACATGTTCCCGGCGATATCATTGAGGTATGCGACAGTGATTATGCTGGCGTGACCGTGGGCGGACGAATCCTGTCGGTCGACAGCCTTACGCGCACGCTCACGCTGGACCGTGAGGTGGAGATACCGCCAGGCGGCAATGTGGTGCTGAACCTGGTGGGCAGCGATGGCCAGCCTGTTACCGTCGCAGTTACCGCGCACCCCGCCCCGGACCGCGTGACCGTCAGCCAGTTACCCGATGGCGTGGCGGAGTACAGCGTGTGGGGGCTGAAATTACCGGATCTTCGCCAGCGCCTGTTTCGCTGCGTGGCTATACGGGAGAACGATGACGGGACGTATGCCATTACCGCCGTCCAGCATGTTCCGGAGAAAGAGAGCATCGTGGACAACGGGGCGACGTTTGATCCGTTGCCCGGAACCAGTATCACAAACACGCCGCCTGCCGTGCAGCACTTGACCACAGAGATTCTGGCGGAGGACGGGCAGTATCAGGCGCGGGCGCGATGGTCAACTCCGCGTGTGGTGAAGGGGGTTAACTTCTCCCTGCGCCTGACGGTGAAAGCGGAAGATAACAGCGACCGTCTGGCCAGCAGCCTGACTCTGAGCGAAACGGAGCACACCTTCCGCAACCTGTCTCCTGGGCGTTACACCCTGACGGTCCGGGCAGTGAACAGCCAGGGCCAGCAGGGCGACCCCGCCAGCACGGATTTCAGCATCGCCGCACCCGCAGTACCGTCTTATGTTGAACTGACTCCCGGCTATTTCCAGATAACCGCCACCCCGCGCCAGGCGGTATATGACCCCACAGTGCAGTATGAATTCTGGTTTACGGATACGCAGATTGCCGATATCCGCCAGGTGGAAACCGATGCGCGTTATCTCGGCACCGCGCTGTACTGGATTGCAGCAAACGCGAATATCAAACCCGGCAAGGATTATTACTTCTATATCCGGGCCGTGAACCAGGTCGGGAAATCGGCGTTCGTGGAGGATAAAGGGCAGGCCAGCAACGATGCGGCGGGTTACCTGGATTTCTTCAAAGGGGAAATCACCGAAAGCCATCTTGGGAAAGAGCTGCTGGAGAAGGTGGAGCTGACGGAAGACAACGCCAGCCGGCTGGATGAGTTTTCGAAAGAATGGCAGGACGCGAACGGCAAATGGAATGCCATGTGGGGTGTGAAGATAGAGCAGACCGAAGACGGCAGGCACTATGCGGCTGGTCTTGGGCTGAGTATGGAAGACACGGAAGAAGGTAAGCTGAGCCAGTTCCTGGTGGCGGCTGACCGTATCGCGTTTATCAATCCGGCAAATGGCAATGAAACTCCCGCCTTCGTGATGCAGGGTGACCAGATATTTATGAACGAAGTGTTTCTCAAATATCTGACAGCGCCGAGCATCACCAGCGGCGGGAACCCGCCGACTTTTATGCTGACGCCTGATGGCAGGCTGACCGCCCGTAATGCCGATATCAGCGGTAATATCAGCGCGAATTCCGGCATCCTCAAAAATGTGACGATAGCGGAAAACTGCACCATCAACGGGACAATGCGGGCAGAGAATATTGTCGGCGATATCGTTAAAGCCGTGGGGCGGGCTTTCCCCGGAAGTGCTAATTACCCGAATGGAACCCTCACGGTTCAGATACAGGATGACCACCATTTTGATCGGCAGATAATCATTCCCCCCATCACCTTTGCAGGAGGAAAGGCAAAATCAGAGGCAAGCAACGATATATGGACAGACTGTGGGCTTGTGGTGAAGCACAACGGCAGAGAGATATACAACGCAGAACCCGCGATTACAGTGAGATCATTCAGTAGGGTCCTTGATATGCCAGCCGGAGGTGGAAATGTGACGCTGAGCTTCACGGTTTCATCCAGGGGGTATGGCGGCGGGGCCTGGGCTGATATCAGCAACCTGCTGGTCATGGTGGTGAAGAAGAACAGCACAGGCATCAGCATTTACTGATGCCTGAATTCCGAAACGAGCGCCTGAATGGGCGCTTTTTTATTGCTGAAAACAAGAGGTAATGACATATGTCAGTACAAATTTCTGGCGTATTAAAAGACGGGGCGGGGAAACCGGTACAGGGCTGCGTCATCCAGTTGAATGCGAAGAAAACCAGCCCGACCGTTGTTGTGGAGGTTATCTCATCTTCTGTTACTGACGCGAACGGCCATTACAGCATTGAGGCTGAAACGGGTTATTACAGTGTGTCACTGGTGCGGGAAGGTTTTCCTCCCTCAGTGGCAGGCGACATTTACGTGGCCCCTACCGATGCGCCGGATACCCTGAATGCGTTTCTCGATGCGCCAAAGGACGCGGACCTTCGTCCGGAGGTGATGAAACGTTTTGAGGAAATGGTCAACCGCACTGCAGCGCTGTGCCAGGAGGCAGAAAAGGATCGGGAGCGTGCGGAAAACGCAGCACAGTCAGCGAAACAAAGTAAGGGTTCAGCGGCATTGTCTGCAACGGCCGCGGCAAAGTCACAGCGCCAGGCGGCACTCTCTGCAGATGCTGCTGATGCGTCAGCCAGGTCTGCTGCCGATAATGCCCGACAGACAGCGCAGGATGTTCTGGCCAGTGCTGCGGATGCTGACAGTGCGGCAAAGTCAGCACAGACAGCGACGGAGCAGGCCGGACAGGCAGAAACAGCCGCTGATACGGCACAGAAAGCGCAGCAGGAGGCAGGCGCTTCGGCACAGTCTGCAGCTGGAAGTGCCGGAAGTGCATCTGCGTCAGCACAAACAGCGGGTGAGCATGCCGGTAATGCAGCCGCATCTGAAACCTTTGCGCGTGAAAGCGCCCTTACGGCTACACAGGCTGCAGAACAGGGTAATAACAGCGCGGCAATTGCAGCACTAAGTGAACAGCATGCCAGGGAATCCAGTGACAAGGCCGCTAAATCAGAGACTGCGGCATCAGCCAGTGCAGAATCTGCATCTTCAAGTGAAGCATCAGCCCTGCAGTCAGCCGAAACGGCTGAGAACCAGAAAAATGCAGCCATTGAGAGTGCCACCCGCGCAGCACAGGCCAGAGATGATGCGCTGACTTCCAGGAATGAGGCAGTAGAAGCCGCTGAAACAGCAGCGACAGAAGCGGCAACGGAAGCAGCAGACAAAGTATCGGAGCAACTGAAAGCGATAGTTGCTGCTGATACCCAGCGCGCAGAAGCTGCGATGGATAGTGCTGAAAGTGCGGCAGCAGCCTCACAGGGCTACCGTGATGAAGCACGGGATATTGCTGAAAGTCTGAAGCCGGGAGTTGCCAGTACAACGCAAAAGGGGCTTGTGCAGTTAAGTAGCGACTACGACAGCGACAGTGAAGCCTATGCAGCGACACCGAAAGCCGTCAAAAAAGTCAAAGATCAAGCAGACCAGAAAGCACCACTGGACAGTCCGGATCTGACCGGGATTCCAACTGTCCCAACACCGCCATTAAGTGTAAGCAACAAACAGATTGCGAATACCGAGTACGTTCAGGCTGCGGTTGCTGCGCTTGTTAGCTCATCTCCTGAAGCCCTGGACACCCTGGCTGAGTTAGCTAATGCATTAAACAATGACCCAAACTTTGCAACTACAGTGCTCAATGCGTTAGCGGGTAAACAACCGTTAAATGAAATACTGACGTCGCTGGCAGGACTGTCTACCTCCGGAAGTAAATTGCCTTTTTTTAGCAGTAAAAATACCTTGATGTTGACGGACCTGACGACGACAGGGCGAGCTTTGATTGCTAAAAGCTCAATAAATGAAATTCTCATATACCTTGGTTTGGTAGAAACGATAAAACTTGCTGCCGGAGCGCTGCCAGCAAAAGGAGGTAATTTACTGGGGCAGCTTGCTTTTTTGTTTCCAGCGACCAGAGTGGAAGCCAACTGCCTAATAGCGAACGGTGACGCTAACGCTATTCTGGCTTGTCAGTACGGCTATTATCAGGACAGATTTGATCTTCATTTTTATGACGAAAAAGGTGCATGGGAATCAAATCCATTATCCATAGGGCGTAATGGAAATATGACAGTCAGTGGTAATTTGTCAGGGCGTGTTGTTTTTGAAGGTGGCGTACGGGTTTATTCACCAAATAATCCCCCCCTAGGCATCTATCCAGTAGGTGCTCCAATTCCCTGGCCTTCAGATACGCCACCTGCGAACCATGCCATTATGCAGGGGCAGCCGTTTGATAAATCAGCCTACCCATTACTTGCTGCAGCTTATACATCAGGCGTTATCCCTGACATGCGAGGCCAGATACTTAAGGGCAAGCCTGATGGTCGAGCAGCACTTTCGTATGAACAGGATGGTGTCATATCACATACCCACGGAGCCACTATTTCCGACACCGATTTGGGAACGAAATACACCAGTTCTTTTGATTATGGATCAAAACCAACAACTAGTTTTGACTACGGAAATAAATCCTCCACTGAGGGTGGGTGGCACGTACATAATTTCCGGTATTGCTCAACATCTGCATACCGAGATACTCCAGGGTCAGGCTTGGGGATGCACTCGTCGAATATCTCATGATCTGCGGGAGATCGCATTGAGGGAAGCGGTAATCATGCTCATGTGACGTGGATTGGTCCTCATGACCATTGGGTGGGCATCGGTGAGCATAACCACTATGTGATTATGGGGTATCACGGACATACTGCGACCATTCATGCCACCGGGAATACAGAAAACACTGTTAAAAATATTGCGTATAACTACATTGTGAGGCTTGCATAATGACTTTTGAAATGACCGGAGAAAACCGGACAATTACTCTCTATAACTTTCGTGCAGATACAAATGAGTTTATTGGAAAATGTGATGGATTTATTCCGGCAAATACTGGTTTACCCGCTTACAGCACCAATATTGCTCCGCCGTCAGCGAAGGCCGGTTTTGTCGCTGTATTCAATTCCGAGTCAGGTATATGGTCACTTGTTGAAGACCATCGAGGGAAAAGGGTCTACGACATTCATACAGGGGAAGCCATGACAATTAACCAGCCAGGTAAGTTACCTGATGATGTTGTTTCCGTTGCACCTGAAGGACATTTTGTAAAATGGGACGGGAAAAAATGGGTTCATGACACTGAAGCGGAAAAATTGGCACAGATTACGCAGACGACCCAGCAAAAAGAAAGCCTTCTTGCTCTGGCTGCATCAAAAATCGCACCATTACAGGACGCAGTTGATCTGGATATTGCAACTGAAGCGGAAGCAGCACTTTTACTGGCGTGGAAAAAATGCCGTGTCTTGCTTAATCGAGTTGATATCTCAAAGCCGGAATGGCCTCCACTCCCGGATGTTAAGGCCAGTTGA